ATCGAAATCGGGGAACTGTTCAATTTCGTACTCCAGCACGCGCTCCAGCATCATGGAGGCGAGCCTGCCTACCGGATCGGCGTCACGGTACCGGCGGGAGACCTCGGGTTTGGCGGGGCGTCCATATAAGGAAGGAGTGAGAACCTGAACATTGGACCACAGGATGTTGAAGCGGGATTTGCCGGTATCCTTCTTGCTGCGCTCGGCGCGGTAGCGGGCAATGACTTCATCGCCGCGCTTGCGCCACGGCTCGTACTTCTTTTTGGACAGTTCAATTTGTTCCTGCCAGTAAGGTCCTGCTCCTTTGCCGTCGTAGCCGTCGTCTTCGAGTTCAGTGCTCATGCGGCTTTTTTCTTCCAACTCATATGCGTACCTTCCGGGACTCCGCTGCTTCTTTCTCGGCCCACAGTTCATCGAGTGTCGAGCGCCGTACATCGCGAAACTCTTCAACGAGTGGCCTCTGCGGCTTAGCGATGGCCGCTACTCTACGCCTTTCCGCGACGGCAAGCATTCTAAAAGCGTCAGCGGGATGGCTACACCAGTCGTGACGGGGTGTCGTTTTGAAGGCTTTTCGATCCTCGTCATACTCGCGCTGATACTGGCGCAGGGCCTCTACTCCGTCGGTCGAATCTTTGTTGCAGAGATGATCGAACCAACAGCGCGAAAGGACGGTGCGGACGGCCTGAATACCATCGGCGATGGATAAATTAGGAACGATCGCAAGCGTAGATTGTCCCAAATAGCGCGACAATTTTTCGACGACAGATTTGCCATCGCTGCCGAGAGTCTTCGCCCGCGCATCGTGGGGGAGCCAGTGACGTTCATAGCGGTATCCTCTTTCTTTTTGCCGTTTCAGAACTTCTTCGGTAATAGAGCCGGGTTGAAAAGATCCGTCGATAAAATCCTCGATGAGTCCTCCAGACACCGCAAAATGATCCAGAACGCGGACCTGATTAGCCACATTCTGGTAGAACCAGATACTTGTATCGTCGGTGTGACCAATGTCCCATGCGGTGAAGACGGGGAATTCAGGGTCGTGAGCGACGCTGCAGATCCGTCCTTCGTTATCGACATTCATCATCTCCTTGCCGTAATAGGCTCCCAAGATCGCAGCCTCGAAGCTGCATTCGTATTCCTGATTGTACTGATCCTCACTTAACTGCGCTCTTGCGGCAGCCAATTCCTCGGCATCGAGGATTCCGGATGAAGATGCCTTCAAGGTCAGTGAAAACCATTCGGGATTATTCAAACTCGTCCGGTGCACATCGTAAAACTGATTGTGACCTTTGGGCGTGCCCATAAACAGGCCCCATCCTTTGCGATCGCTCAATGTTGGACGGATGACATTACCCCACACACTCGGCCTGAAATCGCCATACTCATCGCAGGCGACACCTCCGAAGCCCATACCACGGGCGGCATCGGCATTGTCGGCCCCGAACAAATGAATGAGACTGCCGTTAATGAGGGAAATTTTCAATTCCGCTTCGTTGGGGTCCTTGCCTTTCACGCAATGGGAATAATGCTTGAAGTAATCCCATGCGACGGCCTTGGCCTGTGATCGAAAAGGCGCGAAGTACGCATAGGGAGCGGCTGGGGAAGTCAGCAGAGCGCGGATGATGATTTCATTAACGACGGCGACCGTTTTTCCGGCGCGGCGGTGCGCGACAAGACAGGCCCAGCGTTGTTTTCGGCGGTGGAGTGGAGCAAAAGCGCGGCGTTCATCGTAGGGCAGGCGGATGTCGCGGGTCGCCATCCTTAAACGTCAAAACTCCGTACCGCAATTCCCAACTGCGCGAAAGACTTCACCACAGACTCCCCACTATAAGGACAGGGAACGTTAACAGCATGAAGCAGCGTCACCTGTTTTTCCGCATTCGCGGTATCGGCAGCACGTTCCAGAGTAATCGGCATCAGACAGGAGGAGCACTGAAAGTGGGGAGCGTCGATGAGTTTCATAGCCAGGATCGGGTCATCTTCATCCTGGCCCGCCCTCTGCAGTCTATTCCGGGACCGCCCCCGGTGCTCATCCGGTTAGTCGAGTCTTTCCACAGAGAGCGTTTCATATCGGGAGCAGGATAGCAGAAATGCTAAAATACCCCAATGGCGCTCATATCAAAAATCTACAACTCCACCGCAATGACTCTGCGGGAAGTCTACGAAAAACCAACAGAGCCAAAAAAACCAAAATTCTCCTGGGAAAAATGGAAAGCCAAAAAGCGTGCTCCGAAATTCTCCAAAAACCGCCACTCCAAGCCATAGAGAAAATCTATCGAATCTAAAAACGATAGAAACTTGACGCGAGGTGTAGAGTCTTTCCCATCATTGGCGGACCAATGCGCGGACGTTCGTGACGCGAGAATGCGATGAGATGCACGCTGCCATCCTTACGACGAAACGCCAGACCAGCGTAATAATGGTCAGTGAGCCTCCGGAAATCTGCCGTAGCTAATAAGGCGATGGGCTACACTCGGGGATGCGATCCCGTACCATCCTCGCGGAAACGTTTCAGGGGAAAATAACCGACTCACCCCCTGGTTTTCGCTGATGCCCTCCCAAGTTGTTAGTTTTTCAAAACGGCAGTACCTCGTAACGAAGCCACGATGGCGTAGTGGTTAGAAACCTAACCTCTCTGGAAACCTCCTCGACGGAAAAGAAGCTAACGCTTGCCGTCCGCTACAACGCGTAGCACTTCTCCAAAAAAAATCCCCCAAAACTGAAAAACGAAACCGTTCGTACGGGCTCAGCCTTATCACGAGCGAGCGGGGTTACGTTACGACGACCCCGGTTCGACGCCAGGCTGATCGAGGCCGGTGGGTAGTCCCCCCATCAAGATTCGTCGATTGTTGTTTGAGCTAATGTTTGCAGGGGTTCGGATGGGGTTACGTCGATAGGCTCAGGTGAAGCCTGCCCCCATGTGATGGTGATGTGTTGCTCAAGCTGGGTCTCTACCTTCGAGGTAAACACACCGGTTCCTTCAAGGGTCTTAATAGCTGCGGCAGCTCTCTTATAAGGGTCTCGCCTGCAATCAAGCCCTGCCTCAAGACCGATTACAGCCTTCTGAATGAGGCGCGGTTTGAAGTCAGCAGCGAGCGGATTTGCGGGGTTATCGAGCTTACGTACTTCTGCACACCAGCGTTGCACAGTGTTTCGGTGAATGCCAAAGTCATGAGCGGCCTGCTCTAACGATAAGCCTGTCGCTACAGCGGCCACAACGGCCTGTTGTACGACCGCGCTATATTTTGGGTTGCGTACAGTATCGGTTGTGGGCATCGGCTGGAAGTCTACCATTCAGGTCAAATAGCGCGAAGTCTCGCCTTTTAGGTGTGCATCCATAAAAAAGAACTCCCGATCAAGTAATAGGCCTTTTTCTTAGCCGTGCGTCCTTGACAGGTACGTTAGTACGCGTACAATGGTACCTATTGGAGGATAGATATGTTTCCACATTATGTTTACGACTGGTCTTCTGGCGTTGCTCGGTATCGCAATATCCTTGGCGGCCCTGCTTTGACTCTTGAGGAAATGATCCTGGATGCTATCGGCCGTCATGCCGCAAGTGTTCAGCTTGGCTCGCAGATTGTTTCCGTCGAGTCCCTTGTTAAGAACTATTCCAACTAAAGGAGCACTATGAACACTCAAACGACATTCAAGATTCAGGGCACTTGTGAGTGCTGTTACGTAGGCTGCAAAGGTCACGACGCATCCAATGGCGCCTGTACTCAAAAAGCTACTCGTCGGGTATTCCACCCCGTCACTAGTGACGCTGGTGCTTATCACAACTTCTGTCCGAAGTGCGCTCACGACGCAGAGTGCGCCATGAAGTCTCTGGATGAAACCCTGTGAGAGTTTTCAAGGTGTATTTAAACAGGCGTCTTATTGATACGGTTTGCTATTCCGCCGACGCTCATGTTGATACGGAGGAAGTCCGCAACTCTCTAATAAAACATGACGGTTACAGCCCATTAATCACTGTGCGTGAAGACACTCGCGCTAAAGCACATGACTAATTCAACAGGAGGCACTATGGCAACCGAAACGACAACCGCAATTCTGAAAGTCGGCCAAATCATCTACTGGAAAACCATGTTCGGCGAGTACTTTAAAGGCGAAATCACTGGCCTGAGTGCCGATACCGTCACCGTTACTCGCCTTATCCCCTACGTTGCCTATGGCGTAACAATCAAACGCTCGGATGTGTGCTGACATGGAAACAAACGAAATCGCGCTACTGGAGGGAAAATTGAAGTTAACCGTATTGCTGGCGGCTTACCGCAATGCGCTTTGTAAGGTCGAGATTGCCCACAATCGGACAAGTATTCATCCACCACGATTACGTGAACTTGAAGCCGCAGAGAGAGATGCACTCCACAATGTACTGGATGAATTCGACCGCTACAAACGCGCATTCGACACTGTAGTTCACGCGCAAGGTGAGCAATTCAAGATGCGCGAAGCAATGCAGCAATCTTTCAACGTTGGCGAATTCATCAAGAATCACGACCCTGAAAAATACGACAACATTCTGGATGAAAACCCCGAACTAAAACAGGCTAAGCCCGAACTCACAGAGAAAGAAACAGCATGAAAACCTCCCCCGACACCCGCGCTACCGCATTCCGCGCTATCCGCTCGCAGCTCGGGCTATCCCGCGCGGCCTTGGCCGGTAAGCTCGGCATTTCCCCGGACTACGTCAAGTTGATGGAGCACGGCATACGCCCGATCTCCACCCGCACCTTCATGGCTATTGAACACTTAACTTGCAAGGCAAACATCGGACTCCAATGTGCGGAGTGCGGATTCTGGTTCTATAAAGACGGAAATGGCAAATTCCTTGAAGGTCATAACATCGGCTGTAAATTCAACACTTAACCTGTGGAAAGGACCCTAAATGACGCTAACACTCACAATTCACATGAATAACGATGCTTTCAGCGAAGATCCCCACGCGGAAGCGGCTCGTATCCTGAAAGATACCGCCAACCGGCTCACAAGCTTTGAATATCGGCCATTTATGAGCCTGCAAGACCTGAACGGAAACCTTGTCGGGGAATGCAAGGTTAAAGGTGGCCGGAAATGACCCCCCAACTCGCCATCAGCATCCTGTTCGGCTTACTTGCCGCCGTCATCTGGATCCTGCTCGCCCTTTTGTCGGAAGCCTCGCGTCCGGCC